ATCAGGAGGCCCGTCTCCCGCCATCCATAATGCAGGATTCGTTGCTCTCACCCTGTTGTTTGGAAGGGCCACGATATTACCCGTGTATTCTTCCGCATCTGTTAGCTCGATGACATGACTCTGTTTGTGTTGTGCAGAGTCATCAGCGATAGCGCTTCCCGTGTAATCCACGGTGAACATATATTTGCCAACGTAAAATTTACCGTCAATTTTACACTGCCACGGACTAGAGCTTACTCTGTCGATGACAATAACATCATGCTCTCTAGCGCTACAATCCCAAGGCTGCACTAGCCTGGGTGCCATTTGTTCAGGCCACTGATCCAATGGTGTATCTGCAACCAGAGCGCTGATCGGCATCCTCGCCCACATCGCCCCGCCATGCACATTCGGTTGATCGCCGCCGTAGTCTTCTGCGCCTGTGAACACCACCTGGAAGCTCAAGCTCCTATCAGGTATGCACGTTACAGCGACAGCTAAAGCGTGGAGATATTCTCCGTGATATTTCTCATGGTTGTGCGTGTATTCACGCCGCACCCAGCATTTAAAAAACGGGATGTTGCTTTGCAGAAAGGCCATAAACCCTCAGTAATAGTTGGCAACCCTCGCGTGAGGATCGAAATCATCGTCCTCGTCAGAGTGAAGCGCAACAAAGCCTCCCTGACGAAAACGTAGAAGCGCCTGCGTAGAAGAGTCCACCAGATCGTCATGCTCTCCTGACGGAAAAGCTGCGAACTCTTGAACCACATCTTCCGCAAAGCGGGTTTCTGGAGCCCATACCACCCCAGAAGCAAACAAGTCAGCAACGGCGTTAACCCTTGCTATCTTGTCATTACCACGGGACGGCGTGTATTCCGATACCGGAATGCCCATCGCCCGTAGCTCGAATATCAGCGGCATCCCTGCCGCCTTTCCTTCAACAATAAAAGCGTCTGGCTGCATACTGGCCCACATTTCATAGGCTGTTTTCTTGAGCTGCGGGAACTCCAGACGTTCTTTATAGGCATCCAACAGGATGATATTGGGCTGCGATATTCCATTATCGTCCGGATGATAGAACACGCCCCATGTTGTGCAGGCAGAATAGTCTGCCCGTTGAGTTTTCAAAAAAGCCGTATCCCATGATTGGATTACGAACTCGCATGGAGGAGGATCGGCCTTTTCCCAGACCTTCCACCACTCACGTTTTATCAATGCGCCTTCTTCAGACGTTGGGTTTTGTTGGTACTGCGCGTTCCATTTGGAGGAGGGCAGCTCGCTCCGCAGAGCTTCAAGCTCTGTTCGACTCCAGAACTCAGGCCAAAGGGGATTTCCCGATGGCATGATTGCTGGAAACTCAATTAACTCCCACTCATCAGAACCCACCCGTTGAGCAGAAGATTTAATGATCTTACCCGTTAAATCCCTCATGTGCCAACGGGTCATCACGATAACGATCGCACCACCAGGCTGTAGTCTCTGACGAGGCCCAGAGGTATACCAATCATAGGTTCGATCAAAGACAGCGGGATCTGCTGACTGACCCTCTTGTTCCGAGTGAGGATCATCAATAATTAAAAGGTCTGCACCCTTACCCGTTACAGCACCACCAACGCCGATAGCAAAGTATTCTCCATCTTTGTTGGTACTCCAGCGTCCTGCTGCCTTAGAGTCTGCTCTGAGCTGCAAGCCTGGAAAAACTTGCTTGAAGTCCTCTGAGTCCACCAGGTTTCGCACCTTTCTGCCGAAACCCACAGACAGCTCCGCAGTGTGTGCTGTTTGGATAATCTTTTTCTCAGGCATCCGACCTAAGAACCATGCTGGCAGCAAGTAAGAGGCGAACTCCGACTTGGTGTGTCGTGGCGGCATATTCACGATCAGTCGCTTCAGCTCGCCCCTGGCGATACGCTCGAAAGCCTCCGCCATTGTTTTGTGATGTCTGCCCTCGATAAAGGCAGGCCACATCCTTTTCACAAAAGCCATATAGGACTCTTGTGCAATTTCTACTTCTCTTTTCTCTTGCGCCTTGCCGATCAGCTCTGCTGCTTTGAGCCTGACTTCAGGGGGAGCGTTCTGTAATTTCTTAGCTAACTCTGGCGTGATAATGTCAGACATTAAAGTATTTAAGACGGATATCTATTTAATATCCATAACCGCCTTTACCGCCTCCCATCGGCTGGTAGGGCATTGGTCGCCTCATTCCACCTTTTCCGCCACCAAACCTGGGTCTTTGGTATCCACCATAAGGCCCAAATCCTGTTGAGTATCCAGACATCAACCCACGGTTAGGCATATATTGCGAGGAGTAGCCGTAGTTAAAAGGTTGCTGTGGCAGGAACATACCCATTGGCTGTGTCATGCCATACGGCATACCGGAGTAAAGCTGATTGCCAGTGATGTACTGACCGGGCATTCTCCCCATCCCGCCGCCGCCTTTGCCGGGACGAAAAACGGGGCCGCCCCCGTAGGAGCCGTCTGGACGCTGGTACACTCCTCCTCCCTTACGGCCTCCAAACGGAAAGTCTGGAAACTGGCCTCGGTCTCCGTAGGTTCTTCTGTACTGACTAAGATCGCCACCATAAGGAATGTTTGCATAGGTGCCGTCATCCTGTAGAAATGGACGCCCACCCCTATCAATGCCTAGCGTATCAAGGTATGCCTGATAGTCTGCGCTTGAACCACCACCCTCGCCACGCCTATAAGCAAGATTTACAAGATTGGCCCTAAGTTGATCTTCCGTCAGGTCGCCAGCATCAAGCTGGCTTCTGTACTGACCAAAGCCGCCTTCAAGCTGGCCTGTCTCTGGGTTGAATCTCCCCCTTGCAGGTCTTCTGCCAAACAGCGCCTGTGTTGCGTCAAAGACGGGGCCACCTTGCTGAGAGGCATCGTAATAGAGTCGGTCTGATCCTTGAGCGCCAGCGATAATCGCATCTCGCAAGGTGTCTTCCGTCAGATCACCAGAACCCAGCCTACCTGCAAAGTAGTCAAGTCCCGGCTGTTGAGCCTGACGATTAAACAACTCCTGATAATACTGCTGTATCAGAGGGTTGAAGTTGGTGGTGATGGGTTGTGCCTCTCCCACTTGGGTATTTGTGACGTTTCCCGCTACGTCTCCCGTTGGGAGAACGCCGGGATTATCCAAGCTCGCGGCAAGACCGTATGTGTCGTAGTTCTGGCCTTCTGGAGAGTCGTTGACCGCCTGACGTATATCAGCAAGGCTCATTCCCGATTCAACCCACCCCTGAATGAAGTTGTCAGCGCCAGCCCTACCCAACTCTTCCTGATATATCTTCTGTACATCAGCCGCTGTAACTCCAGTCGTCTCTTCTCCTGTTGGCAAGACGCCCGGATTGTCTAAGCTGGCGGCAACATTTGTCTTACGGTAGTTTTCCCCCTCCGCAGAGTTGTACATTAAGTCACGAACAGCGGCAGAGTCCTCAAACTGCATAAACTGCTGAAGAAACTCGGGCGCAACATTCCTCCCAAGTAACTCTTGGGCAAGTCGTTGTACTTCTGCTTCTGAAACCGCCATAACATTCTCCACTATGGGCGCAAATTAGGGTTTACCCTAGTAATTACTAGTTAGAAAATAAAAATAAACAAAAAAAACTAGAAATATCTCCCTAGAAACACTAAAGCTAGTAATTCCTAGTAGATAAGATAGAAATACCCTCTGGATCGTACAGAATATACCCCCTTGACAAGACTAATTCCAGCTAATTATTCGTTTTTTTTCTTTTTTTTGGGAAAGATCAACTCCTGGCGGTAATTTTTGTAATTATATAGGGGGGTATGGGACTCCTAGGCGTTTTTCTGAGCAATTTTTCCCCAGCAAATCACGCAAACCTAGTAATCATAGGCGTTTTCTAGTGATTTTTTGAGTGAATCACTATGTATGTAGCTGCCAGGTACGCCGCATTGCTAGGGGGGGTGCGGTCACTGCTAATGTACGCTGCTATCGCTAGGCATTTTCTCGTTATTTTCCAGTGACTTAGCGCTTTCGCTCGCGCTGCTATCTAATAGCGCGTCTAGTTCTTCTAGTATCTCAGCGCTGTTCTGCGATCCTTCCTCGATCGTGAGAGTCTGGTTCAGCATTCCCAGGTGCTTGGCTAGCAATTCACTGGCGCGTAGCGATCCGTTCTCACGCTCGCCGTGATCCATCGCGTCTACCCACTGCGCCAGGACTTTTTCTCTCAGAGAGAGCGAGGAGGCTAATTGAGCCCTGGCGATTTGCTTTAATCGCGCCTCTAGCCTTGCGGCGATATAGGGGTTGGCTAATAAGCGACTAGCTTCCTGGATCGCCGTATTAGGATTGCTGCCCTCGCTAACGTCGTAAACAATTCTGTAACACTCTGCATTGCTATGCTGCCCTGTTGCTACCAGGTTTACAAAGCGCTCTTGTTTCACTGATAAGCCTTTCCGACTTGCACCCATTGCTCACTACTCCCGACCTATAAAAGCCTAGAATTTTAGACCCCAATACCCCGCAATGAAACCCCACTAAAACCACTGTACAAATTAACAGTTGACTCAGTGATTGCATGGTTCATACTAGGCAATGGTTAATACATTAATTGATATATATTTCAGTCACTTAGAGGAAACGAACGGATGAGAATTTTATCTTTTGGTGGCGGAGTGGATAGCAGCGCGATTCTGACCTATCACTTATTAGAGCGTGACCTGGGGATCGACCACGTTATTTTCGCCGACACTGGCGCGGAATCATCCGACACTTACCGCAACGTCGAGCGATTCCAAGCGCTATGTGCAGACGCCGATCTACCTTTCACGATCGTTAGAAAAGACGGCGAGACTATTACCGAATGGGTTACACGCCTGGGTATTGTTCCGGTCATGCCTGGCGGGGCTCATGTCTGTTCTAAAAAGTTTAAGGGTGACGTTATCCACAAGTATATAAACGCAACCTACCCAGGGCAGCAGATAACCTACCTAATAGGGATCGAGTTAAACGAGCAACACCGTACAGCACGATTCACCAAGCCCGCGACCGACACCAGCGAATACGAGTACCCACTAGTTGAACTGGGGATGGATCGCGCTGCCTGCCAGGATCTACTGACGCGGCA